ATCAAAAGGTAAGAAAACCTAAATTAGATGCTGAAAAATCTAAAAAGAAAGAAGAAAAATCTAATAAAGTATAGATTATATATAGAAATCTAAATATAGAATAAGTATTTTAGATTTCAAATACTTAAAATAGATTATAGAAAGTAAAAATTAATTAATTTCTACCTATTTATATCTAAAATAATCTATTTTGTATTAGATTATTTTAAATACTTAGATTTCTTATTCAAATACTTAGATTTCTTTTATTGTATTTAGATTTTCAATGGTTTAGGTATAAACTCAATCTTCTTGTCTTTTAAGGAATAATCAAATGTTTCAGGTTTCATCTCAAAGTATCCTTTATAACTGATAGGTTTATCACTGGATGCCTTGCAGATATAATGACCATGCTTTGAGTAGTGTGCTTTGAATGTTTTACCTGCTTTGTTGGTATAATCTTGGATAGTAGAGTAGATACCTAACTTCTCACTATCTCCATTCCACCACAAATGATTAATCTCTACATATTTCCACACTAGACTATCTATCACTGCACGTGGGACTTTGTTTTCATCCATTTCATACAGACTTTCAGCAAATAGTTCATTCATCTTACTCAAGGTTTTTTTCTCGCACTCTTTCAAGCAGACCTGTCTGCTAATCTCGCTTTTGAGGCTCATCTCTTTGATTTCCGTTTTAGACATGTTGCTCATCTTCCTACTTTAAGTATGGATATGCCTTTAAGTTCATTTTTGTCTTAATCACATTATCTATACTTATTCCATCTCCATCTCTTGATAACATTCTATACAGTATTCTCCTCCTCCTTGACCTGAAATTTTGCACCATTTATACATGTGAAGTTCTTTAAGACAAGTATCGCATCCTCGTCCTAATCCAGTATCTTGTTCAGGGTTCTCTCTAACGTAACACATATCGCATTTGTTAGCGTAAGACATGAAATATTTTGCTTCTGTTTCTTCTAGACATAGATCACAGATACAAGCTTCGGTTTTCTTCAAGTGTTGTCTAATAATTTTTGCAGTGGGTGACTTACCTACAAAAGAGTAGATAGCATTTGCAATTTCAATAGGAAGACGCATCGTGATTTCAGTCATCGTAATACTTATTGTATGGATACACCTTTAAATCTATTTTTTAAAGAACTAAATACCAACTACCTTAATCTTAGGATTATCTTTTTGATATTGTATTTTTTCTATGAGTTCAACTAATTTTTGGACATTAAACTTTAAGGCACTGATTTGTCTCGCCTTCATCTGGAACAACTTGACCAACTTCTCATCATCTGTCTTGTGAGTAGGATTAAAGAGTTCATGTTCTGCATTGTGCAAATCCTTGATAAGATTAGTAAGATAACTTTGATTTACATGAGACATATAATCTATAGGTATATTTTATTTTTAGATTATTACGAATGTTGTGTCTACTGTTGTATCTATCCATTCATCATCTAATAAAATAAGGTCTTTGATTGGGATATAGATGTATTCCTTTTCATCTGCCTTAAACTTTGCACGTGAGAACATGCGTCGTTCATACATTTTAAACTTTTCTTCATCATATTCAATATAATAAATCTCATTCTGGTCTTCCTTTACAAAATTAAAAACAAAAATATTAGTCTTGCTTGTATCACTGATCTTGTTTAAAGTAAGTAAGGTAGTAGGGTATGCATTGTAAGAGTTCTTTCTACTTTTAATTTCTATATTAGTTGTCTCATTCACCGCATCATACTTTGCATATCTTCCTTGGGGTCTTAAACCTTTCCATTTCGCTTCTAAAATTGGAAATATTTTCTGTTGTTGTTGTTCTCCCCAAATGTAGTCATTTTCATAGTTTACCATCTATAATATACTTTTAGATTTTATTTTAGGAAATAAACGAATTAAAATACTTATTGCCTAAATAATCAAAAAAATAATATGTCCTTATTGTAAATGGTGAATACAGATAACATGATGAAATCTCCTTTACCCTTAGATGAGGATACAATTGTTCAACGAATTGGAACCAGCTTAACAGATGGGGACATCGCTCGGTATTTTGGTGATGGTGCAGAAAGCAAGATACTCAAATATAGTGAACTTGCAAATTATAGACATATTGATGAACTTCTCCCTAAAGAAAGAGATTTTAGAGTTATCTTAGTGGAACACGAAAACAATCAAGGTCATTGGTGTTGTATCATGAAATATAACAAGACCATTGAATGGTTTAATCCTTACGGGGTTCGCCCTGATGGTCAAAAGAACCTATTGGGAAAGATACGTAACCAGATGCTTGGACAAGCGGAAGACTACATGACAAATCTCATGAAATCATCCAAAGGATACAAACTAATTTATAATAAAGCAAGACTGCAGAAACTGAGACAAGGTATCAACACTTGCGGTCGTTGGATCATCTTACGAATTATCTGTATGAAAGACATGATGATGGATTTAAAAATGTTTAATAAAATGATAAAAGATACACAAAAAGCAACAGGTCTACCTAACGATGCACTTGTCGCTATATGGATAGGATAAAAATAAAGTGATATCTATATGCCTACCCCAGTGGACACAGAACTGTATGATGCCGTCAAACAACGATCCAATACCATCTACTCCAAACCCAGTGCATACAAGAGTGGATGGATTGTTAGAACATATAAATCGCTCGGTGGTGAATACCGTGAGGATAACCAACCAAAGAAACTAAAACAATGGTTCAAGGAAAAATGGACTGATGTAGCTGACAAAGACCAATACCCCGTCTTAAGACCCACTGTTCGTGTGAACAAGACTACACCCTTGACCGTTGCAGAGATTGACCCTACTGACCTAAAAAAACAAATTGAGACAAAACAAAAAATTAAAGGTAAGACTTTGTCTCCATTTCTAAAGAAGGGTCTTCGCAAAGCATCGGGATAATTCCTGTAAGAGTGGTTCGCAACGGGTTCGTTTGACTTGGTTGAATGCAAGACACCACTTCAAAGCATCTTCTTGTTCTTTACACTCCATTATAGAAAGATTAGATTAAAAATATAAGAAATAAGAAATATATTTTTTTCATTTCTTATATTCTTATATTTTGTCTCAGTCTTTCTTGATATAGTTTGTCTGTGCAGTTCCTGTAGAAGTTCCCATAGCTTGTGTGTCTGCCTTCATCTCTTTCATTACGTCGGCATACTTATCAGTAAGGTAAAGTTTTCTCAACATACTAGATCCAATCTTAGAACCAAATATTTTATAAAGCATACGAGTAAGAGAATTGTTCTGTGTAAATGGTTCACCCTTCTCATCCACTAACAAAGGAATGAGTGCATCCTTTTCTTTTAGTTTTGCCTTTAGAGGATGAAATTTAAGATAAAAGTCTATAATCTCCCTAAGTAAAGGGTTCGCTTCACATGTTTGTGTCTTGTAAGTTCCTTGTGTCTTGTAGTTGTTAAAGTGAAATTCATTCTTAAATAAATCAAAAAAGTTCTTTTCTGTTCCTAGTTCAGGTTTATATTTCTTGGTAATGTAGGCATCTTGATAGTCCTTGTTACGTCGTGGTTTCTGCAAGACAAACAGTGATAAAACAACAAGATGTAGAAGTTTCTCATACTCTTCTGTAGTTAGTTTCTTTTTATCTTTTAGTTCTTCAATGACCTTCATATTTGTCTCAAACTTTTCTTTGACTGCATCTTGTCCAATCCACTCCTTCTCTTCCTTCTCTGTCTTCTCCGTGTTGTCCTTCAGGGACTTGTTCATGCCGTCCAAGATAGCGTAGTAACTATCATACAACTTACTGTATTTCTTTTGTTTTTCTTTTAGAGATTTTAGAAGTGAGACAATAGAGATGATATAACTACGTTGGGTATTTGGTTTATATTTTTCTAATTTTTCCTTGACTGCATCTACATTGTCCAAGAATTTGAGGTTTTTAATTACTCCCCCGTTAAGTCGGGTAAGATTTGCTAAATAAAGTTTCTTTGAACTTTCAGTAATATTTTTACTCGTAAAAATCTCGTTCAAATCCATTATAGAATAGAAAGATAAAATATTTTCTATCTTCATTTTATAATGGACTTTTACAGCTTAGGGTTCTACCTCTACCTTTTGTCTCAGTCAGTCTATCAACGTTTTCTTGTGATGTATGCAAGGGTTAAACGTCTTCACTAATTGGATTTTCTGTTCTTACATCTTCCCGTAGTTCAATATCTACGGCACGATGTATCTCAATCATACCCCAACAAAGATTAACCTTATCACACTTGCTCTTGTAAGCAATTGCAAACAATGCTAACACGAACCCACCTGCAAAGGTATAGAAGGAAGTCCAAAAGATTTGCTGTTCTGTGTCCATACAATAGGTAAAGATTATCCTATACGACTGTATGTTGTTCCAGTATAATCCACGGCAAATCTCGCAACCGTTCCACCATTCGTTGCACTCGGGGAAACGGCAATAGTAGCAATGGTAGTGGCGGCGGGATACTGTATCGCTATTGTATTTACGGTGGATTTATTACAGATACCATACCAATGTCCAATCGTTCCCGCAGACGGGGCGGGTAATACAAAGATACGACCCGCTGCAAGAGGCGTATTAAGGGTCGTTTGAAATGCGTTTGCGGTAGTCAATGTAGTCGTTCCACTCGTAACAGCATTGATCGCCGTCTTTTCTATTATTCCACATTGAAGACTTGTATATCCAGTCCCAAAAGAAAGATTACGACGATTGACAATATCGCCTAGTGAAGATACGGTTTGGACGAGTTGGTTCTGTAAAGTCATACTGTAAGCGGTGCTTCCAAAACTGATTTCTCCCCCTATTCCCGTTACGGGATCACTAATACCTAATTTCACATAGTTATTTGTGCCGTCATTTGCATCAGTAAACAATTTAACGTAACTTTCGGGAAGTGTTTCCCCCGCATTTCCACAAGTGATAAGGACTTCGTCGCCGTTTGCTCCGCCCAAGTCTATTTTATTCACATTTGCGGGATAAGGCGGGGACTGTGTCGCATCACTAAACGCTTGTAAGATTGCTCTTGGCGGAACAACACCATCAATATTACCCGAGTCAAGTTCCAACCTTGCGTATCCAGTATTAGAAGTTTGATTGGCGGAATGAGTTTGAAGGACGGAAGTCGCATTATCCACACCTTCCATGAGTATATTTTGCACATATAGAGTTCCGTCCCCCGTAGAAGGACTTGCCGTATTCATATAAGTATCAAAAGGCGTTGTGATATCAATAGTTCCCCCCGTTGAGAATAAAGCGTAATTCCCGTTTGATCCAGTCCCGTTATAACTGTAAGAAGTAAGTTGGTTTGTAATACCGTCATCAAACTCAACATCAATACCACTCGCAAATACATTGGTAGATACAAATGTGAGTAAATTATTTATCCCGAAGTTTACGACGGGTAAGGTTGCATTATTCCCCGCCGTCAAGACCTGCTGAAAGGTGGGTATTGCACTAGTGGGCGGATACGGCAAACTGTTAATGGTCACAAGATCAATGTTATTCACATCCAAAATATCCTGACTATTCATGTCTATATCACTCGCCCCTGCACTGTTTCCATTCAAGAGGGTGTTCGCTAAGTTCTCACCACCAGGAACAATGTTGTTAATTTTTGCAGTAAGGGCATTGACCCGTTGATTGAGAGAAGCAAGGTTTAACATCTTATAATTATACAAGATATTAAATTATTAAAATCTATTCTTTTTCATCAGGTAAGTTCAAGACATACGCTTCTTTCTCACTTAAGACCACCATAGGGAAGGACTTAACCAAGGTTACCCAACGTGAAGGTAATGTTTTAATCTTCTTAATTTGATATTTGTCTAATCCAAAATAATTCTCCAAAAGATACTTCAAACTACGACCACCTAGTGAATGCGGAAAAATGGTCACACTGTGAGCCTCATTCAAGATACGTTTTGTATCTAGTCCATTGGTTGCAAGATGACTTGTATAAATGACACTTGTATTGGTATGGCGACCTGTTTCTAAAAGCATATTTAGTATCCCATTCACTTTCATTCTCATCATTTTGTTTGTAATACAGTCGGTATCATCAAAAATAACCATGCTATCCTTGAAGTCTGCAGCCTGTAGGTCGGTTGTGAGTAGTTCGTTAGACAATTTGATACGTTTCAGTCCCTTGACCTTATCTATACTACTATCTTCATTGATAGATGAGACAAGATAGATATCATTTTTAGGAAATAGTTTTTTGTATTGATCACAATAGTGTTTGGTATAGTAAGATTTGCCTGACCCTGATGCACCCGTAATGTATAAAATCTGTCGTTCCGTCTTCTTATTTGGGATATGTTGGATTTTTTCCTTGGGTTTCGTGAGTTTCAATTCTTTCAAATAGGTTTCTACATTAGATTTATCTTGTTCAATGGACAGTGTCTTATTTTTCTTCTTATCTCCTTCAAATGTAATCAATGCTACAGGGGTTCCTACATCTTCAAGGTTCATACTTTAATATACGGATATATTTTTTTTGATGAACTGATGAACTTTTTTGTCTCGTCTTGTATTTGTTCCGTCAAGATTTCTTGCACATCCTGTGTCCGTTTCAATACTGCATGAGAACCTTTACTGTTCAAGATACTTGAGACAAGGTCTTTGAATAAAGGATTAATATTCTTTTCAATATATTTAAGATTGTGAATAATATCCTTTTCTTTTACTAATCTAAATTTCTGTTCTAACATGATAGTAATCAATTCTAGATCACTGTTGAAACTTGCAAGTTCACCCACTTTGGAATTAAAAAAGTTCACCAGACTGTTCATCACGAAAGGATTGGTTTCACTGATGCGAAGGTATGCAAACAGACGTTTGAGTGCCTTATAGTAGTTTCCTTTTCCTGAGTAAGCCTTCACATCAAGCAAAAGACTTGTCTCAATATTTTCTTTTTTGGTTGTGATAGGGTTATAGGTTTTAAAATCCCCAAAATTAATAAAATACATCTCACTAAACTCTGTAAATAGTTCATCTACTAAACTGATGACATCCATCTTGATAATGCTCTTCTGTTGCAGACAATCTACAAACATGACCTTTCTATCTTCAATGAACTGATGCCCTGTATTAATACTTTGTCTCGTCCAACGGATAGGTTGCCCCCCAGGCAAGACCCCACATTTAAAATCCGTAATCCATATAGACTTAGATGCATGAGCAGTGCGATATTTTTCTCTAAACACATCTAATACACACTCATATACTTCTAAATTACGTCCAAACTCAACATATTCCATGAGGTCAAGGTCAGCTGCATACTCAATCTCTTTTAATGATCCTGAACCTACCACTCGTTGTGACCCATGCAGAGATAAAAAAGCAAATATCTTCTTTTCCCCTTGACTGAAATCTTTGTCTGTCTTCTCTGTGAAATTCATTATACATTATACATATTTTATTTTGTCTCAATTATCTAAAAATAGTTAGATTATAAAATATTCTAATCTTATAATGAAGGTTCTTGAGTTGTTTAGTGGAACAGGGTCAGTCGGTAAGGTTGCAAAAGAGATGGGGTGGGAAGTTGTTTCACTTGATTTAAAGAACGCTGACATTGAGACAAATATTTTGAATTGGGACTACACCATCTATAAACCTGAACATTTTGACCTGATTTGGGCATCACCACCGTGTGATACATTCAGTGTCTTGAGAAAGACGTGGATTGGACGAAAACTCAAGTGTCATGGTGGATCAGTATGCACTTACGAACTTTTACAAAAAGATATTGACACCATTGGATTACCAATCTTGCGAAAGACTGAGGAAATTATAGACTATCTTAAACCTAAATACTATTTTATAGAGAACCCTCAAACAGGTCAAATGAAAGACTATTTGTCTCGTCCTTTTTACGATGTGGATTACTGTAAATATGCAGACTGGGGATACAAAAAAAGAACTCGTATTTGGACAAACCTAAAAGGGTTCATTCCTAAGGTGTGTAAGAAAGATTGTGGTCAACTTGTAGATGGGATACATCGTATTAATTTTGGAGGAAGCAAGACAGTCTATGATGGAGACAAACGTATCAAGGTCAAGTCCAAGGAAGCGAGAGAAAAATACAGAGATGTTAAGAATATTCAACCTTATTTGGAAGGTGGAGGAAATAATAGGGATGAACGTTATAGAATACCACCAGCCCTAATTGCAGAATTGTTCAACATGGTAAAAATCTAACCCTTTGGATTTCAATTATAAGTATGGAGATATAGGAATTTCAACAGTGTTTTGCATTTTAAAAATCTAAAAATTAAAATACTTAGTCTATATTAAAATACTTATTCTCACAGACTAAGTATTTTAAACCTTTGTTACATGTGAATATATCACTGTTCTACAAATGTATTATTTAGATTTGTCATAGGTAACGATATAGGTAATTCTATCCAATACTTGGTCTTCAATTCGGGTCTGTTCTTCCTTAGATAAAAAGAAGTCTTTGGTATTGTGACCATTATCCTTTGCAAACTGCTTCAAGATACTATGGTATTTAGGGATAAGTTTGATAATGGACAATGCCTGTCTTGGATCAATGATATTATCCATAGGCCACAATGCAGGGTGATTATTTAGATAGTATCCACTTTTGTGACCAGGTTCTAAGACAACACTCTTGTTCATTGAATATTCTGCTTCAAAGTCACGCATGAAGAGTTCTTCAAAGGTCATTAGTCCATGGAATATGTCACTGTAATCTTCTAGTGTAGATCGTTCTATGATTTGCTCTTCAAGTTGTCGGCATCCTATCTGTCCTTCTAGTGAATGATAGGATATAGTCTTCTCTTCTTTCTTTTTTGCCTCTTCTTTCATTTGATGTTTGAGTTCCATTTCTTTCAACTTGAGTTCTTGTTTTTGCTCCATCTCTGCACGTTTTATCTCTGCTTTTGTCTCCATCTCTTTCATCTTGGTTTCATTCTTCAGTTCCATCTCTTTGATCTTCAGTTCCATG